GTTTGATGTAGAAAATGGAATATATAAAAAAATAAATATAAAAAAATAAATATAAAAAAATAAATATAAAAAAATAAATATATAAAACAACAATTTGTTAATTAATAACGTCGTATTGAAATTTAACCGAAAGGATAAGTAAGAAATTTTTTGCATTTATAGTATTTTTAATATTAATATTATTATTTTATATGTATAATAATAATGTCAGAGCCAGCTGATAAAAGCTTATATAGTAAGGTAAAATCGCGTGCTGATAAAAAATTTAGTTCAAAAACAGGAATTTACAAGTCTAGTTGGATTGTTAGAGAATATAAACGTTTAGGTGGAAAATATAGAGGTAAAAGGAGTGGTGTAAAGTCTGCTGGATTGAAAAGATGGTATAAAGAAAAGTGGGTAGATCTTAATAGGCCTATTAAAAATTCAAAAGGCAAGGTGATCGGGTATAAATCTTGTGGAAGATCTTCTGTTAAAAATAAACAACGTTATCCATTATGTAGACCAAGTAAACGAGTAACATCTGGTACACCAAGAACATATAAGGAACTTAGTAAATCAAGTATTAAAAGGGCAAAACGTGAAAAAAGTCGTGTAAAAGGATCAGGTAATATAAAGTTTGGAGGTAGTCCGCAGTATTATGGTAAAAGAAGTAGTGTTATGATTCGCGTACCTGAAAATGTAAAACGTACGGCCTTGTATTCTTTCAAGTTGAAACGTTTAGGATTTAAAGGGGGTGTAGAAACAGGTTGGAAACGTGCAAAACAATTAGCAACCAGAGATTCTATACCTATACAGGACTTGAAATATATGAGAGCTTGGTTTGCTAGACATATAATTACTAGTTATCCTACATATAAAAAATGGCGATTAGCAGGAAGACCAAAAGATAGTTCTTGGCATAACAAACGTGGTATTATAGCTTGGTTAATTTGGAGCGCCGATGCTGGATTTAAATGGGTAAATTCTCAAAAGAATATAAACTTATTAAATAAACATTACAATAAATCATATAAACCTATGAAATTACGTTCTTAAAGGAGTTTTGGACTAATTATTATATAATAATCTTTCAACTCGGAGTTGTTGTGAAAACTGTTTTTTATTTTTTAAAGTTATCATATTTATAATTAGTTATAAATATTATTAATTAAAATTCACAAGATACTTAGGATTGAGATGCTAATGTTAAGTACAATATTTACAAAAAATAAACTTTTTTGTTAATTATTATACAATATCTATTTCATCGAAATCATTTTCTATATTAAGTGTATTTGGTATAGTTTCTATAGTTTCTACGTTTTGTGTATTTGGTATATTTGTATTAGATAGACAATTTATAATTAAACTCTTAATTTCATTTATAGAACCAGGATTATTAACTAGTAAACTATTAATAAAATGTAAATTTTTATTATATGCTAATTTTTCTATATATGGTATTAGTTGAGGTTTTGAATTTAATAGTTTAAGTGCATCAGTCAATTTAAAATTACCTTCTAATGTAGATACAATATTTGCCATTTGTGGTTTTGTATCAATAAGTGTATGAGCTATTTCTACATCTGTATTGGGTTTTTTATTTGAAAAACTATTTTTTATACCAATTGCTAAACTATGCAAAATTCCATTGGCAGGAATAGGTAATAAGGGGATAATTTCAGAAAAAACGAAAAGTGAATAACCAATGATAGTAGTTATATCTGGATAACTTGACATATTTTTTATATAAAACGTTATTTTTATAAAAAATATTAAACACACTTGGTAAAAAACTGATTTATTTTTATTTTTGTATACTAATACAGCTTCTCGTGTAAAAAAATGGTTTTTACAAGAACACAAAAGCGCAAAATAGACGATTTGCAACAATCTAACTCTATTGATGAAAATCATGAAAATCTAGAAGTTCAAGATGATTTTTCAAATGTAAGATTAACAAAGAAAAAAAGAACAAAAAAACTAATTGAAAAAACTCAAGAAGCATGTGTTCAAACCGACACTGATGCAGATGCAGACGCCGATGTAGAAGATTGTACAGATGATTCTTTTATAAATAATAAGTCGGAAACTAGTGAAAATACAAATACAGAACACGAACAAGATGGAGAACAAAATCAAACAATTGATCAAACAACTGATGATTGTGAGGAATTGGATATAATTTTGGAAGATTCTGATAGTTCACAAGATGAAACTGAAGAACAAAGTAAAATGAATTATAAAATGAATTATATAGGATCTGTTTTAGTAGATACTATTCAAAATGTTTTAAAACAAGTTATCAAGGTTGATGATCAATCAGACGTATCTGTTAAAGAAAGGGATGAATATGATAAATATCTTAAAAATATAGATTCTATTTATGAAGGAAAATTTTTTGAACGAGTTTCCATAGATAAAAAAAAGAAAACGTTAAAAGAAAATGTATCAATTGAACACATTACAAAATTAAATGAACAACTTGATTTGATAAGAGAAAAATACAAATCTGATGTTCCAAGTGTTGTTGATGTATTGAATATGGACGTTGATGTAATACAAAAACAAAAATTGTTAGAAAATATTTATAAATTTACAAACTCTGAAATATTAACACACGAATATACTTCAACATTAAAATCTATAAATGATAAGATTAAACAATTTCAAAATACAGAATTACTAGAATTAGAGCGTAAAATATTGGCTACGTCAGATGATTTACAATACAGTGATAATTATAGAGAAAAAATATTACGATCAGAAATGTCATTTGATAACAAAGTTATTTCATATAAGCGATTAGAAGTTATGGATTCTTTTGAGGCAACCGATACCTCAGAATATGCGAAATATAAAGCTTGGATGGATATTATGTTATCTATACCTCATAACAAGATGGTAGGAAATACCTTTTCTACAGATATAAATTCATCCAAACGAATTGTAAAAAATGTTCGTGAAGTATTAGATAAACGCTTGTCTTTTTTGGAACGTGCAAAGGATCAAATTATAAATATTGTTACTCAAACATCTAGAAATCCTAATTTCACAGTAAATGCAATTGGATTATACGGGCCCAAAGGTACAGGGAAAACTAATTTGGTAAAAAGTATATCCGAAGCATTAGGTAGACCTTATAGAACAATTAGTTTAGGAGGCGAATCTGATTCGTCTTTGCTTACAGGGCATGGTTTTACTTATGTTGGCAGTTGTCCAGGTAGAATAATTGAAATTTTAAGAGAGACAAAATGTACAAACCCAATTATTTTATTCGATGAATTGGATAAAGTATCTGAAACACATCACGGAAAAGAAATTATTGGAAATTTAATACATATGACAGACTCAAGTACAAACAATAAGTACAATTATGATAAGTATTTTTCAGGATTAGAATTTGATTTGTCAAAAGTATTATTTATATTTACTTATAATGATGAATCAAAAGTTGATCCAATTTTAGCTGATCGTTTGTTCAAAATTCAAGTTGATAACTATTCTATTAAAGAAAAATTAGAAATAACCAAAACACATTTGATAAAATCTATTCTTGATCAATATTGTTTCTCAAATGACGATATACAATTTGACGATAATGCTTTGAATTATATAGTAGAATCATCAAAATCAGATCAAGGTATGAGAGATATCAAAAGAAAATTTGAAATTATTGTTTCAAGAGTAAATACCTTGATGTTAACTGATCCAGATACAGATATTGTAAGATTACAATACAAAAATCTTTATAAATATTTCAATAATGTTAGTAAACCAGTAAAAATCTTACGTGAACATATCGATACACTGTTACTTGATAGTATATCAAACGACACTAGTGGAGACAATCCTCCATTTGGAATGTATATTTAATTTGTTATGTTATGTTATGTTGTGTTGTGTTGTGTTGTGTTGTGTTGTGTTGAAAAGTAAAAAAAAATAATTTCAAAACATTACTTTGAAATTAAAATTACGAACAGGTGAGTACGTTGATAGAATTCAAGTAATCTGTGGAAAGGAACAATAAAACAATAAATTACGACCACGTTATAATAGGCATTGGTCTATTAATAGAACAAGCAGCTTCTTTAGATCCAGTTAATTCAATCAATGCGTCAAGACCCATATCTACATGATTATCTTCCCTACAAGCAGGGCATTCGTCCATTACTTTTAATTGAATACTATTACCATTATACGAAACGGTAATTGTATCACCGCATCTACTACCAGCATTTGCTATAGCAGCCCAATATTTGCTATTTGATGTATATTTTACACCTGGTGATCCATCTTCACTTTTACAAGGACCATAAGACATACCATCGTTAAATGTTTGTACTGTAGGACAACCTGGAACATCATCCCCTACTCTAAAGTAAAAAGTTGCTTTACTACTATTTCCACCAACATTAGTATTTTTTGTAGATGGCTGGTGTTTTTGGTGTTCTTGTTTTTGGTGTTCTTGTTTTTGGTGTTCTTGTTTTTTGTGTTCTTGTTTTTTGTGTTCTTGTTTTTGGTGTTCTTGACTGGGTTGTTTTTGGTGTTGTGAGTTTGTTGGTAAAATACTATTTGAAACAGGAAATGAATCTATATTATTAGATTGTTCATTACAGTCTACATATTTAGTAAAACGTTTAATATTTAGACAATATATACTAGATACGAATATAAAGATAATCTCACTTTTCATTTACAATACATAAAACATAATTTTAAATAGACACTTAAAATTTATTTTTAAGATTGAATAAAATTTATTTTTAAGATTGGTCACGTGTACGTTTAACGTCTGTTAATTTTATTGAATCCGCATCGGTATAATAATAAGTTAGAATCTTTTGAAAAGGAGATTTAACTATATCGTATATATTTTCGACAAATCCGATATGTTGATCCATATTTTTACAGCTAGAATTTACAATATTTAATTTGGTATCTATATGGTCAATGTGAACTTTTAATTCGTTTAATTTATTATCTGTAATTTGTAGTTGTTGGATAATAGCATTTAATTGCGAATTGTTATCATTTTGTTTATTTGAAAACATCATTGTGTTTTGTATAACTATAATAAAGATATATAATTATTAATATTGAACAAATTATTATAACATCTGATACGTGAGTTGATCTAGTTATTTGATATTTATTTTGTAATTCTGGATATAAAAGGTGACTTAAACGAATACCGTTGGTAACAGCTGATTCTAAAGATGTAAAATTGTACAAGTGCGTTCCATTATGTGTACCCAAACTATATAAATTAGATATGGTTTTACTTTGTGGGTGTAAGAATGGTTGTTGTGTAGTTGATATAAAAGCTGTATCTTTAGATATCCACTTTGTTTTATCAAATATTACTCCTGGGGATAAAATACTAAAAGTTGGGATTGGCAATAGAGGATATGATATTTTTAATTGTGTATAAATTTCTTGTAATAATTCTTCTTTAGAACATTCATCTGGTAAACGATTTGTCGATGTACTTTTAACATCTGTTATTGTTATAGCAGTACTTATAACTGTTTTTGAAATGTCTTGTTTTAAATCCATGTAATCTGATAAAATAATAAATGCTACTCCCCATTCTGTTTTTGGAAATCCCCATATTTTATCTAGTTTTAAATCACTATCCCAATGAAGAGTTGCTGAAATATAATCTAGATATTTTGTTTTTTGAGTCCAGTCATTCATACTTTCTATTTCTCCAAAACTATTTTGTATAATTTTATCAGATCTTTTTAATATGTTTGTTAAATTGTCAGGTGGTATTGCCATAATAAAATTATCACCGAAAATTTTTGTACCATTTGTAGAGACTATATAAGATGCACTCGCATTGTTTTGCACTATATTATTTATTTCTGTATCAAAAATAAAATCCACATCTCTATCTTTTAATCGTGATTCCCATAATGTAAATAATCCAATATCATTTGGAACCCTTGGTTGATATAAATTATAAAACATTTGTTGATTGAATAATTGTAAAAATTGAAAAAGTGTATAATTATTTGCTGTTGCTCCATCTGTTAAACGACATATCCTATCTAAAAAATCTATAGAGTTTTTTGAAAAGTTGTTATTTTTTGCAAAATCAAAAACAGATATATCCTTTCCATAATTTTGAAATATAATTAAATTAAAAAATGCAAATGCAAACTTTATAATTTCTGAAGTAGATAATTTAGTCCATACTGTATAGCCACCTATATTTCCCATATTAAAGTTATATTGTGTAAACAAATCATGAAATGATAGGTTCATATCTTGTAACAAATTGATGAATACTTTATATGTAGAACTATATACCCTAGGGCCATGTTCTGTAAATGCATATTCTGTTTTATTATTGTATTTAACAGGAACTCTACGTACTCTGTGACATCCACCAATAGTTGATTCCTTTTCTACTATTACTACTCGTTTATTAATTGAACTACAGGCTTGGGCTAAAGCGAGTGCGGATGGACCTCCACCAACAATTACTATATCATATTTTTTATTTGACATTTATAAATAAACAATAAAATAAAAAAACAACGTCCATTGGATATATATGTAGCAAAAAAATGAAATAAAAATGAGATGTATAATACTTAAAGGGTATGGATATTATTATTGAAAGATCGGTTTTATTTCGGCGTTTAGTAGTGAATGATTTCGCTAAAAATTATAGATTAAGATCTGTAAAAAACCTTACGGTGCTTTTAAATAAAGCTAGTAATTTGTATTATAAAAACAATTATATGATCATTCATAATACAGTATTAAATGACAGATATAAATTTAGTTTGGATATTACAAAATATAGTATTGTATTCTTGTTGTATAAAAATATAAATTACTCACAAAAGGAATATTGTAATATTGCACGTTTAGATCGATCTACTAAACAAACAATGAAAACTGTTTTACAAAAATATCACGGATATAAGAATATATCTAATGAAATATTCATAATTGGTAGAAAATATACAAATGCAAATGATAAAAATGAAAAGACAAATGATTGTTTTGGAAAAATTTGCACATATGATATTAACAAATGTGTCTTAACAGATTGTGTTTCGGATAATTTATCAACTTTAGATAATCTTTCTCAAAAATTACCAGAAACGTTTTCAAAGAGCGTTTTAAGAAGACGTTTTTTATATAATTTACAACAATTTATAGATGTTGATTCATCTATCCGTGAATGTATTAGTAATAGCGTGTATTTGGATGTTGAATATACAAATGATATATATGATAACTTTAAAACGTTTCCTATTTCAATTGATCAATCTATATTGTTTATGATAGGTATGTATCACAGATCGTATTATGATAATTTTATTACAGATAATCTTTCATATGATGAAGAATGTCGAATTTTAGATAATTTTTTATTAAGACTAGGTAATAAAGTTAATGGAAAGATACATATATTTCATTGGAGTAATGCCGATAAATATATTATTGATAAAACATTGCAAAGATACCCTGATATAATACAACGTTACGATGATGTTATAAAAAGAATTGTTTTTGTTGATTTATTACAAGTAGTAAAACTTACTATACCAGGATTACAATCTTATTCTTTAAAATACGTGTGTAAACATTTGTTAAATATTATATACGATACAAAATGTCAAAATGGTTTAGATGCAATGTGTTCTATAATCGAAAATGATTTATTGTTAAAAACAGACGTGTATACTGAAAAAAATTTATTATTTTTTCATGATACAAAAGATGTAGTTAATTATAATAAATTAGATACAACTTTACTCTACGATATTGTTAAATATTTTTCTTAATACCTTAACAAATTTATCATACCCCTTGAATTTTTGAATGATTTGGTTTTCTACCTCGCTTTTTTTTAATAACTTGTTCAGACTCCAAGTCTAATAATTTCTTTTCTGACAAATTAATTTTATCAGACTCGGTTACATTGGGTAGTTGAACCTTTTGCTGTATTTCTTGTTTTGTCTCTTCGGAATTTATTTTTTCCAAAGTTTGTTGCAATTGTTCTGTATCTACAGTTTGTAATTGTTCTGTATCTACAGTTTGTAATTGTTCTAGAGTTTCAGTTTTAGTTATTTCTTCCATATCATAATCTTCTGTTTCTTCTACTTCAAAGTCTGATTCTTCATCATTTGAAGTAGATTCTTCATCTGAATTAATGTCAACATTATTTGATACATTTAATAATTCTACATTAGGAATTTTTTGAAAATTTAAATCGTGTGGTTTTAGTTTTGGTTCTGGTTCTGGTTTTTTAGATGTATTAAAGTAATAAAATGTTGATAGTAACAAATCAATACCAATAATATAAATTATAAATTTGTTAAATAGTGCTACATAATCATTATTATAGAATAATAAATACAAATATATAGATGCATATACAACCAACCCAGATGCGATAGCGTATGTTGATATATTATTAAATTTACACATGTTTGATTTATGTAAGGCAAACTGTGATATAACAAACATTGTATTTAAAATTATTAAATAAATAAAATGTTTTTTATAAACGAAAATGTTATCCGTTAATTATTCAATTTAATGGTACTTAATACAATGGTGATATACGTCGCAAATATGATTAAGAAGAGATTCTTTTGATCTATTACCACCTTGATATTCGTTAATAATTTTACCAGATTGGTCAAAAAACTTGATACTAGGATATCCTTTAAAATCTAAGGCTTTTGTCAAATTGTCATCATTTAAATTAGCATGTTCAATTGATGTACAAGGAAAGTCATTGCCTAATTGTTGACATAATTCGTTAAATGTAGGTTTGAATCTTTGACAATGACCACACCAATTCGCGTGAATAAGTAATAAACCAGGATTACCACGAGTTATTTTTGGATTAACATATACACCCTTATTTGTTATTTTAAAATCAGATGATTTAAGTTTGTGACCTTCCATTATTATTACTTTATAACAATAAAAAAAATATACTAATAACTAGTTGAAATTAGTATATTTTTTTTCATCAGTATATATATATGTCTGATAATACTAACAATGACCAAGCTGATAATACTAACAATGACCAAGCTGATGTAAGTATGATTACTTTACAACAAGCTAATCTTCGTAAAAAAAGTAATATAGACTTTACTAAAACATCGTTTACAGATAGCGAAAATGAAATTATTAAAAAAGAAGTTGCGTTAATAAAAGAAAAATATCCACATTATATTCCTATAGTAGTAAGAACGAAAGATGATAAGATAATTTTAAAAAAAAGAAAATTTTTAGTTGGAGGTGATATAACACTTGGACAATTTATGTCTATATTAAGAAAAAAATTAGATAATTTAAAACCATCAGAAGCTATATTTTTATTTGTAAATAATACAATACAACCATCTTCTACATTTTTGACATCTATTTACTCATTGCATAAAGATAAAGATACAGATATGTTATTTATGACAGTATGTAAAGAAAACACATTTGGTTAATTAGTACTCCTCGAATCGTTGATATAACCAAAAGATACTACAACCTAAAATCAAATTAAATGTAAGTGAAATATAATATTTTACACTAATATAATGTTTCTTTTTTAATTCTTCTTGTAATCTTTGTTTTTCAACAATCAAGTTTGAAAATTCTAGATTTTTATAGTGTTGTATTTGATCATTTGAATTTCCACGAATTCTCATTTTGAATAATTTGTTTTTATATACATTACATTCATTTTGTAGTCGTTCGTATTTTTTAAAGATATACAACATAGTTGTTTCCTTTTTTGATGATAATTTTTCAATAGGTTTAACTGTAAATTTAGGTTCGTCAATATCAGAATCCGAATCATCAGTTACACTATCTGATTCTATATCGAATTTGTTTTTATCAATGATTTCTTTATAACTTTTATGTAATTTATCAAGTTCTTTAGTAGTAATATCATTGTCATCATAATTTTCTTGGGAAGCCATTTTAAAAAATAAATAATTTTACTACTTTTCAATTTTTATGTATTGAATGATATGTATTGAATGATATGTATTGAATCGTATGTTAAATAAAAATTGAATATAAAGTAAAATGTATTTTATTAATAATATGACAGCTATTGATTTACAAACACTTGATGTTGCAAACTTAAAGTTAGGGAAATCAGGTAGAGCAATAAAATTGATGTATGGTAAAGAACCTTTGCAATTATGTACATCTACTATGTATATTCCGTTTGGTGTAAAATTTAGTGTAAAAGAATGGACAAATTATCCTGAATATTATCTTGATTGTTTCTTAAATAATTCTAAAAGTGATGTGTCTGTAAATTTTAAGGATTGTATTGAACGATTGGATAGTATGATTTCAGATCTTGTTAAAGAAAATTTACGTTTATTTGATTCGAAAACAGAAACTGCAAAACAAAATTTTGTATATTCACCAATTCTTAGAGAAAATGGTCAATATCCAAGATTGATGAGATTACAGATTAGTAGAGATCGTAATGGAAATTTTGAAAGTTTTGTATTTGATGAAAACAAACAAAAAGTTCCAATTAATGAGAATAATATTGAAAGTATACTTTGTAAGGGAAAAACATTTAAAACTATTATAGAATGTGTAAAGGTATGGTATTACAATGGGAAAGTAGGTAGTATTTGGAAAGTTATACAACTTAAATTTTCAGAAAAAACTGTGTCAAATGAACAGGTTGAAAACAGTGGGGATAATGTATACAATACATTGATGATTGATGATTAATATAAGTAATATAATTAGTATGATAGTATGAGTAATATAATTAGTACGAGTTAACGTGTATAATTTTGATTTTAATTAATATATAATTTTATATATTAATGTAAACTGATTTAAATATACATATGATTGGGTCTTTGTGATTCTTCCGAATGAGCTAGTTGTTCTCTTATGTTATCAAATAATTTCATAAATGTTTGATTTTCCAATAATATTTCTTGTTCTAGTATATAAGTATCTAAATTTAACAAGATTTGTTTATTTAGTTCTAATAATAGTTTTTCTATTATTCTATAATATTCTCTAATACCACTTGTAACTGATTTATCTATAGAGTTTTTGCAAAAATTAATAATATATTCTATAGATGATTCGGGGAAAATTATTGTTTTTTGAATCCCAATGTTTTTGATTATTTCTGGAATACAGTGGCGTTCTAAAATTACAAGAATGTCTTTGTCATTTGGTGTATTTACCTTGATTATATTTAAACGATCTAGTAAAATCTTGTCTATTTTATTAATATCATTAAAAGTAAATACGTAAAATATTTTAGATAAATCAAATTCCATACCATAAAAATAATGATCTGTAAAGCGTGTATTTTGGGTTGGATCTGTTAAATAACACAAGAAGGAAAATATATCTTTACCATTATCTGTTTCGCTAACTTTATCTAATTCGTCAAAATATAATATAGGATTACTTATGTTGGAATCTATTACATTTTGGATAATTTTACCTGGACCACTTTCTACATATACATAACCATGACCTAGAAAAAACGAAGAATCTTTTATTCCTCCAAGTGAAATAACTTTCATTGGTAATTTAAGTGTTTCTGATAATATTTTTATGAATTTGCTTTTACCCACACCTGCTGCACCATATAGAGCTATATTATTTCTATTACTTGTCGGATTAGTTATAAATTTGCAAACGACATTTAAAATCTCATTTTTAACACTATCCATTCCATAAATTTCATTGTCTAAATTTTCTTTAAAATTTGATAAAAAATCAGCTACATTTACATCTACTATATTTTCATTAATATTATACGAGTTTAACCAAGGATAAGATAAACTCATATCTACAAACAATTGGTTTTTGTAATATTCTGTACTGTTAGGATCTGTTCGTTTCATATTGTTATAGTGTTTAAATATTACAGATTTATTTGTATCATTTGTTGGCAAGTTTAAAATTCTTTCTCTTATACTTTCTTCCTGTAGTTTTTTATTAACTAATTTGTTAATATGAATAATAGTTTTGGGATCCCTTTCATTTATATTTTTATTAGAATCATTTTTATCAACTATTTTTTCGATATGTTTCTTACAAAACGTGGTATGTAAATGACATAATTCTTGACAAGATTGACCTTTATTATGACCCTTTTTAAAAATATACACACAGTACTTTGTCATTATTATTATACAATAATAATAATTTCTAGGATATTATTATTAATAATAAAATAATAAAATAATAAAATAATAATAATGTTTAAAGTGTATTTTGTCATTTAATCGAGTATAGAATTATAAGCATTCTTTTCGAGCAATAGATAATGCTATAGCAATACCTTGTTTAGGATTTTTTATTTTATAACCAGCTGATGATTTTAGACTTTTGTTTTTGAATTCTTTCATTACAAACGCAACTTTATTCTTAATGCAACTACGTTTTTTATTGCTTAATTTTTTATAATTAATACGTTTTACTGTACGCTTTGGTGCAGATGTTTTTTTTACTGTACGCTTTGGTTTAGATGTTTTTTTTACTGTACGTTTTACGGTACGCTTTGGTGCAGATGTTTTTTTTACGGTACGTTTTACGGTACGCTTTGGTACAGATGTTTTTTTTACGGTACGCTTTGGTACAGATGTTTTTTTTACGGTACGCTTTGGTACAGATGTTTTTTTTACGGTACGCTTTGGTTTAGATTGTGAATGTTTCAATTTTAAATTCATTATTATATATGTAAATAATTATTTTTTGTAAATATGAAATATATAATATGTAAATAATTATTTTTTGTAAATATGTAAATAATTATTTTTTGTAAATATGTAAAAAATTGAAAATAAAATTATTAGCGTATGTTAATAAACTGATGATTGTGAACTTTTTAAACGATTTGAAAAATACAATATTTCAATTGCAACCCACGACTTATATTCAAAATTTCACGAATGATACATTTTTAGATATAAGAATGCAAAAAAATATAAAACAGTATAATAGTGCAACGTATCATGGATTCAAGCCTTTTGTAGTTTCATTGAAATCAAAACAATTATTAAATTATATTAGTCATCTTACATGTTTGGATGACAAAATTAAACAATTAGAAGTAATTCAAGATGTTTTATTTGATGTAGGTAAAAAGATATATCAAAAATATGATCCACATTTAGTTTATACATTTCAAAACGAAGTAAATGTAGTATTTTATTATAATGATAATGGTATTTATTTGTTTAACGGTAATGTTATGAAAACAGTTACAAGCTTGGCCAGTTTTATTAGTGTAGAAGTTTCAAAAAGTTTATATAAACGCAATATTGATATAGATTTACATTTTACAGGGCAATTTGTAGAATTTGATGTAGATTATGAAGTTTTGAATTATTTAGTTTGGAGACAAATGGATTGTAGACGTAATACTGTTACGTTATTGTATAAATGTTTAAATATGCCATCTATATTAGATGGACAATGTTCAATTAAATGTATAAAAGTTAATGAAATGATTACTAGTTTAAATGTATCTATTGATAATATAGAAGAGTCTTTGTATCATTTATTAACTGGAAATGTTATTAAAAAACATGTGTTTTACAGTAAAAAGAAACAAGACGACAAACAAGACGACAATATAGTTTTAAAGCGTTCAGTTGGAGTTGAGTATATAAAATTTTCAGATGATTTCAAGGGTAATTATGAAAAATACATAGTTAATAAATTGTGTTAAATTAGTTGTAATTAGTGGTAATTTGTATAATATATTTTCTATATGTATTATATAAATGTTATCTGCAAAACCTGTGACTTTAATAGCTATAGAAGCATCTGTAGTTGGTGTTTGTTTGATAATATTAGTTTACATCTTCAAAAATTTTATGACTTATATACCTAATTTTTCTGGAAAACGTGAAGAAATAGAATTTTTATTTGTTATTGGTGTTATTTTCCACGTTATGTTTGAATATACAGGTATTAATTTATGGTATTCCAAGGAATATTGTAAACTTTTATAAAATGAACGTTATTATGCGTTAAATATAAAAAAAAACAATAATAATACTACTAATGGATATTATTACTGTGGATGGTAAAAAGTACGACCCTTATTTTATATTAGATGTTACAAAGGACGATAGTGGTGATAATATAACAAAATCGTTTAGGAACAAAGTAAAACGATATCATCCAGATAAATACACAGACATTGAGAAAAAAAAAAAGTATGAAAAATATTTTAAAATTTTAACAGAATCTTATCAATATATAAAAAGAAAACGAGAACAATCAAAAGGATTAATTAGAAAGCAAGAAAATGATAATGAAATTAAAAAAAATATGACAAAAGATGAATTGGATGAATTTAATAAAACTTTTAAAAAAGATGATCCTAATGCGTATGGTTATGGTGAAAATTATAAAAGAATGCAAGATATAAAAGATTACGAAAAATTAGAAGTTGGTATTTTTAATCAATTTAATGGTAAAAAGTTTTCCAATGAAAAATTTAATGAAATATTTGATCATAATAAAGGATCTGATGATGAATATGATAAACGTATAAGTATGTCGTTGGTACATAAAACTACAGATGGATTTTGCGGATATAACTCTTCAGATTTTGGAAATTGCGGATTAGTTAGTTCTTTTAATGGTTTGATGATAACAGGTGATGATTTTGGGGAACGTGGTGTAGGTTATTGGGGGTCTGGGTATAGTGATTATAAATATTCATATAAAGGTGCAAAGAATCCTAATAGCAAAATAATTGTCCCAAAAGATGCCATTAAAAAACAAACTATTATAAAAGTAACACATGGTGAAATACAACAATATAAAAGTAATTATAATAAAATGAATAGTGATTTACTGAATGCAACTGATAAAAAACCTAGTAAAAATATAGATAAAATGATATATGATGAATTATTGGATAAAGAAAAGGATGATGAAATTTTTGTTAAGAAATATTTATCACAATACGATAAAAATACTATAGAAAAGGCTTTTTCGGGTGAATTGGATCAAAGTCAAACATATAAAGCTGTTTTGAAAAAATATATTACTGATTAAATAAAAGAATAAGTGTATAAAAAAAAATTAATTTAAAATAATAGTTTAGATTAAGATAATGAATGACGACTTTGATGAATTATATGAAGAGTGGATTGATCATGTTAATTTACAGCCTCTTACTACAAATCGTATAGATGAACTAAGTGATGTTATAAATGTTAACCAACAGATTATTAATCGTATTTATAGTATACGTAGACATTTAGAAATGACAGATGATGATGATGAAACATTTGACCAGGATTATAATTTGAACAATGTATTTAGTAATGTATTTGGTAATACTGTAAATAATCATAGTGATAATACATTTGATAATTATACTAATACGTATACTAATACAACGACGCGTAATTTTAATAACTTGAATACAAATTTTGTAGATAATTCTGTGAATATTGAAAACCAGTTAATATCAAATTTGTTTAATAATACAGGATTAGTTGGAAGAGGTGAAAATATGTTTGGAAATAGTATAGTTTCCAGGTTATTTAGTATTTTACTGGAAGGAGATGTTAATATTGATAATATGGAAGATGTAAAGGTAACATTGACAAATGAACAATTCGATAAATTATTTTCGGAAACTGTGAAAAAAAACAATAAACAAAACTATGAATCTGAATGTAATATTTGTATGGATGAATATAAACTAAAAGATGTAGTAGTGAAGCTTGGATGTAAGCACCTTTTTCACAAGGATTGTATTTATAATTGGTTGTGTAATGAAAGAGTGACATGTCCTGTTTGTAGAAAAGATACACGAGATGATTTAAAAGAGTAAGTATTTATAGTTTAATATAATGACAATTATATTAAATGTTGAAATCTTGAATGGTATGATAAAAGATGATGTATTAAAAATATTAAAGAAAAATCAAAAGGTAGTAGGTAATAGTAATTATTATTTTAATCCAAGTATTGGGATAAATTTATACAAGTCCAAAGTAAAATTTTTGGACAAGAAATTTATAGTATTTGAATTTGAGAAATATAGTAATATGGGGTTATTAGAATTATTAAGATATATAAATACAGTACTTCAAAATAACACCAAAAATAAATTCAGTGAATTATTTGACAAAGACATTTATAATTTATTTAATGAAGATGATGAAACATTTACAATTAGATGTCATTTACCTAATTATAATGGAAAATATGCTATTGGAACAGATTATGGTAGATTTAACTTACCTAGAATTGGTTGTTGTTATGATATGACAGTTATAGAATTCCGAAATATATGGAAGAATGGTGAGAAATATGGTTTTAATATAGAACTTAAACGTGTAGTTGCAGGAAATTAAACGAATTAATTTTACTTAGTTGCGTTTAGTAGACTTGCGTTTAGTAGACCTACGTTTAGTAGACCTACGTTTAGTAGACTTGCGTTTAGTAGACCTACGTTTAGTAGACCTACGTTTAGTAGACTTGCGTTTAGTAGACCTACGTTTAGTAGACCTACGTTTAGTAGACCTACGTTTAGTAGACCTACGTTTGGTAGACTTGCGTTTAGTAGACTTGCGTTTAGTAGACTTGCGTTTAGTAGACTTGCGTTTAGTAGACTTGCGTTTAGTAGACTTGCGTTTAGTAGACTTGCGTTTAGTAGACTTGCGTTTAGTAGACTTACTTTTAGTAGACTTGCGTTTAGTAGACCTACGTTTAGTAGACTTGCGTTTAGTAGTCTTACTTTTAGTAGACGATTGTTTTTTAAGTTTATATCCTTTTCCTATTTGAATATCTTGGGTTGAATTTGAAGATGATATAGGTGGCGAAATTGGTGATTTTTCAGAAGATGATACATCTGATACATCTGATACATCTGATACATCTGATACATCTGATACATCTGATACATCTGATACATCTGATACATCTGTATCATTTTTTTCGTCGTAAACTAAACTTTCTGTTAAAGATTTAGTTTCGCTTAATGAAATTGGTTTTATATCTGGAAATTTAAGAAATCCTAATACATTTAATATACTAGGACATTCATCAATACTATTTGTGTCATTGTTACTCATTATTACAATTTATTTAGAAATTAATTTTGAATAATTAACAAAAATTGAAAAAGTAAAGAATATATTAGTTATTAACTATTACATATGGATGAATTAAACTCTAGTGTTGAAAAATTAGATATAACTAATGAAATAGAACCGATTGTAAAAAGAAAAAAAGGTAGACCAAGAAAAGATGCAACAATTCAAAATGTTCCAAAAAACCCTGAAGAAAAAAAGAAACGAGGTAGAAAAAAGAAAGAAGTAGTAGAAGAGGTTAAACAAAAGAAAAAACGTGGTAGAAAAGCAGCTGTAAAATATTTTAGTTCATCTATAAGAAAAAAAATACCATTAACAACAGTTTTACAAGATAATAATAATTACATTTTACATCTTGATGTCAAAGATGATAATAAGAATGATAATAAGAATGATAATAAGAATGATAATAAGAATGATAATAAGAATGATAATAAGGATGATGATAATGATGATGATGATGATAATGATGATAAGGATGATGATATGATTAATGCTTTCAATGATGATAATGTTGTTAAACCTATAGAATCGGATAAAATGCATATAGATGGTATTTTTGAACAGTTACAAAAAGAAAATGATGTAAACTTGAATGAATTACAACAAGAATATGATGAATTATTAGAAAAAGAAGATTTTATTATAAATGAAATCGTTAATAATGAAGATAATTTAACAGAACTTTACGAACGAAGAATAGAGTACAGGGAACATCAGGATAACCAATTGATTAATAAATTGGAAATATTACATAAAGATTCTAATTTAGTTGACAAAATATTTGATGATAAAACAAATATAGTTCAAGTAGAAATAAATGAAAAAGATGATTGTCAGGAACAAAACAGAAAACGTGGTTACTTTGAATTGTTAAGAGATTTTGTCAAAAACGAAGATTGGTTATATAAGACAGACGTGTGTTGTTGGTGGTGTTGTCATTCTTTTGATAGTGTTCCAATTGGTATTCCTGAAAAATATGATCAACGATTAAAAAAATTTCATGTCAAAGGTGTGTTTTGTAGTTTCTCATGTATGATAGCTTATAAAAATGAAACAAGATCTGGTTATTTAAAAGAATACTTGATAAATTTTTTGTATAACAAAATAACTGGAACCTTGTTATTAGATGCAAATTTAGAACCAGCTCCACCAAGATGCACATTAAGGATGTTTGGAGGAGAATTAAGCATTGAAGAATTTAGAAATAGTTTTAAAGAAAATCGTATCTATAAAATGATAGATTATCCTATGTATGTATCTAAAGATTATATTGAAGAAGTTGATATACAAAATGTAAAACGTGTTAACCAAAACGTATTTACTGATAATTTACAACAAAAAGTATCTAACTTGGATAACAAACGTATTGAAGATGCTAGGATTAGATTATCTCAAATAGAGAAAACTACTATTACATTAGGAAATACAATTGATAAATTTATAAAAATAACATAAGATATTATATATTCCATAATACATTTAAAAATTCAATTAATAAAAAATTGAATTTTTTTTAATTTAAACATATAAATTATTATATTCAATTAGTTAAGATGTCTATTATTAATGTTTCTGATATTTGTCAATTTGTTAACGAATCTTCATTTGAAGAAATTAAAGAAAAATCTGAAGTTATTGGCCTTTGTATAAAGGAAAAGCTTATCGATGATAAGCAAGTTTTTTTACTTGCTAATATTAATGATAATTTTAAAAATCAAAAAAATCAAAAAAAACAAAAAAATACTGAAGTTGTTGTTGAATCTGAAGTTGTGGTTGAATCTGAAGTTGTGGTTGAATCTGAAGTTGTTGTTGAATCTGAAGTTGTTGTTGAATCTGGAGTTGTTGAATCTGAAGTTGTGGTTGAATCTGAAGTTGTTGAACCTAGTACACCTTTTATTGAAGTTGATTTTATTGAACCATCTGCACCTGTTATGTCAGATATTGATAATGAAAAGATTATGTCTTATAAAAGACAAGCTAATGGATTAATTTTTGAAAGTGATACGAATCGGGTAATTTGTATGTGTCAAAATCGTTTACAGGATATTTATAATTTTTCTGAAGTTATTGATTTGGTTAAAGTGAATAGTAATGGTGTAAGAATTGAATATTGTGAAGATGGTACTATTCTTCGTTTGTATAATTATGGTGGTGTTTGGCGTACAGCAACTACAAGATGTATTACTGCTAGTTCTAGTTATTGGGCAAGTGACAAGGATTTTGATACAATGTTTTGGGAAACATTTGATAAAAATTTGTTAAACACGATGGATACAAATTTTACATATGTATTTGTTTTACTTCATCGTGAAAATAGGATTGTTGTTAAGCATAATGTCAATATGTTGGTTTATATTTCTAGAATCAATAATTCTACATTCTTTGAAGATTTTAGTAATCAATTTAGAAATGTTTATGGAATCAAACGTCCTAAATTGATGGATGTAGATGATTTTAGGGTTTTAGGATCTGATGTTAATAATTTTGATTGTAAATTTAAAAGAGGAATTGTGATCAAGATTTTTGACAAAACAGATAAGACATGGAACTTGTACAAGTATGATTTTGAAAGATACAAGATGATTAAATCTATAAGGGGAAATGTTCCTCAGATTAGAATGAGATATTTGGAACTTTTGAACAAACCAGAATCTCTTGTATTACTTGAACAATTTTATACTGAAAATGCTTTTATGTTTACTTATATCAAGGCTTCAGTTTTAAAATTAGTTAAAACAGTGTATAGATTGTATGTTGACTCACATATTAAACATACTATTAAAGTTACAGAAGAAAATCTCTATTATAGGACTTTACGACAACTACATGCTCAATACAAGATTACAAATAAACCTATTGGGTTTACAGATGTTCAACAAAAAATTTATAGTCTTGACAAAATGGTTATTAAAAAACTTTTAGGTTGGGAATAAAAACTACTAATACAAGACAAAGACAAAGATAACAAAAAATAACAAAGATAACAAAAAATAACAAAGATAACAAAGATAACAAAAAATAACAAAGATAACAAAAAATAACAAAGATAACAAAAAATAACAAAGATAACAAATGTATAAGGTGAGAGTATGTATATATAAAAATGTTGTTTTTAATAAAAAAAGTATATTTATCATTTTTTATTAGTTTTTATAGATTTTTTAATAATAGTTTATTTTATCAAACTTTATTTCTTTACAAATTGTAATATAATTATGAGTGATTTAACATTTCCATTAATTGGGTTAGCAACTTTAGCAGGATATTTTTTCAGTAGAGATGGACGGAATCCTAGAACTCAAGAAACTGTAAGGGAAAGAATTGAAGAATTTGACAAACCAAATGGTAAAAATATTTATACATCCAATGTTGTAAACGAGTCAAATGATGAAATTTTAAAAAGGTCTTTACAAAATTACAAAAAATCCGAAAATCCATCTGAATCTGGATATATTCCTCCTATTTTTAATACGTATAGTGCAGTTGGTAACGAATCATTATTAAGTCCAGTATTATTACCAGATATAGCAGGGATGACTTCTCAACAATTAGGTAAGTTAAATGATATAAATCGTTTGGGGATAAAAACTGAAAAGAAGGATTCTATTGATAATAGGCCAATGTTTAAGACTGGAAAATATCTAGGACAGGATATAAATGATAAAATATCAAATACGAGTTTGCCATATAAACAAACAGATGTTAATTTATTGACTGGAAAGCCATTTGATGGATCTCATAATAATATGGTTCCATTTTTTGGAAGTAATACAAAACAAAATGTTGAAACGTTTTCAAATGAAGCTTTATTAGATCAACATACTGGTAATATATCTACATTCTCTCATAAAAAGGAAATTGGTAGTTTGTATGATAAAACTCCTGAAAATATTTATGGTAATCCTGTTTTTTCATCAGAAGTTAATATGGATAGGTATGTGCCATCTTTATATAGACAAAATGAAAGACCTGTTGAACCAGAAAAGATATCTGCGCCAAAGGCTGGTACATTTGAAAATAATATTAGACCAAGTTTTAAGGATGTAAACGAATTACGACCAGGTAATAGACCCAAAGACACATATAAAGGTAGAGTTTTGTCAGGTAAGATGGGAGAAAATCGTGGTATTATGGGGGAACTTGAAAAAAATCGTCCAGATACATATTTTGAAAACAATCATCGATTTAATGGTCCAGCTGAATTTGTGGCTGCAAAATCAAGAGAAGACTATTCAAATATGAAGGCTTCTTCTAGACAAAGTTATAATATGGAGTATTATGGTAGTCAAGATAGTGTTAATAAAGCAACGAAACAACGTTTATCAAATGTGGATAATAGTAATGAATTAGAATCGTATTTTCAAAATCCTAAACGACATAATTTTGCAAATGATTTTAGTAGAAATTTGAATGGAACAATTGTAAATAGTCAATCTGGTCATGATTATGGTAAATCAGGTTTTCAAGTATTTGAATCAGAAAGAGCTACAACTGGTGATAAAGCACATGTATTAAATGTGAATATGCAATCATCTGGTGTAAAGGTTAAACCACAAGATGAAATAAAAACGACTATAAGGGAAACTTTACGTAATGTTGACAATACGGGTAACATTAACACTTCATTTAATGTAGGATCTAATGCACCATATAATGTAGGTATTTCTGACGTTAAAGCTAAACAAACTCATAAAGAGACATTAGTTGATAATAAGTATAAGGGACAAGCTCATATAAATGATGGTATGGGTTATCTTGTTAACAAACACGAAGCAAAAATTACAGGTAAGGAGATTATTACAGAAATAAGTAAGGATTATATAACTAATGCTAGTAAAACTGTGAAGAATCATACAATTCAAAGTACTTATGCTAATCCTGAAAAGGTTAGAAATGCAATTCATCCAGAATATAAAGGAAATGCCAAGTTTGCATCTGAAGCTGAATCTAGAGTTCGTTTTGATAATGTAACGATTCGTGATCAGAAACAAGATGCATTAATGGGACAAAGGGCATCTGGACCACAAAATTTCCAAATTTCATCTGGTAAAGATTCTTTAGCAGATATAAAGGTGACTGATAATATGTTATTAAAAGAAGAAACTGATGATAGAGAAAAAATTATAAATGATTATAAACATATTCCTCACAAAGAACAATTAGGTATTCAAATTAGATACCGTGACGACAATAATGGTATGGACACTGTTGTGGCAGATAGATTACAACCAGATTTAGTACATGGGCAATTGCAAAATAATCCTTACTTTATAAATACAAGTAAACATCTTTAAGTAAAGTAAAGGTGTTTAAGCAAAAATAAAAAGTAAACATCTTTAAGTAAAGTAAAGGTGTTTAAGCAAAAATAAAAAGTAAACATCTTTAAGTAAAGTAAAGGTGCTTAAGCAAAAATAAAAAGTAAACATCTTTAAGTAAAGTAAAGGTGTTTAAGCAAAAATAAAAAGTAAACATCTTTACACGTTTAATGTAAAGATGAACGCGAAAACGCGTTTAAACAAAGATTTAAGAAAAGTAAATGTCTTTAAACAAAGTAAATGTCTTTAAACAAAGTAAATGTCTTTAAACAAAGCTTTAAACAAAGTAAATGTCTTTAAACAAAGTAAATGTTTAAGAAAAGTAAATGTCTTTAAGAAAAGTAAATGTCTTTAAGAAAAGTAAATGTTTAAGAAATGTCTTTAAGAAAAGTAAATGTCTTTAAGAAAAGTAAATGTCTTTAAAAAAAGTAAATGTCTTTAAAAAAAGTAAATGTTTAAGAAAAGTAAATGTCTTTAAAAAAAGTAAAATTGTTTAAATTTAATGCATAAATATATAATTATAATTAATTATATATATTTTTAATAGTGTGTTTATTTGAAAAAATTTTTTCTTGTTGTAAAGTATAACACAATGTCTCAAATAAAATCTAAAGCCGAATCTCTTTATAACAAACTTAAAGCTTCACGTGAAAAGCTCGTGAAGCAATACGAAGCTGCTGGAACTATCCGTTACGATGTAGCTACTGGTATTTGTCCACCAAATGCTGCCGGTGTACCAAACACAACTGCTCCTACTCGTCGTGAGAAGACTCTGACTCAATATGACGAAGTTGGAAAAAATCCTATTGTAAGAACAGTTTTGGACTTTGCAGCTATTAGTGCTGCTAACATTGCTGATGGTATCTCTTCAGGAACTATGAAGGATGCATTTGCTAAACGTGCTACAGGAAAAGTTGTTGAATTGTATGCCAATGACTCATGTCTTCGTTATGGTGGTATTCTTTTATGGGAAGTTCCTTGTATGTTGAGAATAATGGATGATATTAACTCACTTCACCCCAGTGTTCTCCCACAATTTGATGGGTCAACATCTTCAAGAGGTGTTGTACACTCTTTAACTGGTAAAGTTGAGGTTCAACGTTTAGCTTATCGTGGTTTCTTTAAACCTTCTCACTACAGAGGAGATGCTGATTGGATGAAAAATCCTGTTTCACTATGGAGTCAAACTGATGCATCCCGTCAATCTATTTTCTTATTGGGTATTAATTCTTTGATTAGATTATGGGGTAAGGATCAAGTGATTGATTTGAATGGAAAAACTGTTGATGTTCATGAGCGTCCTAACTTGGTTGCTGGTTTTGCAGTAATTATTGATTTTTCCGATGGTCACTTTGCTGGATTATCTACAAAGGGTTCTGTTAATGCACATGTTTTTAGTTCTACTGGAAAGGGTCGTCTTGGACGTAACAACCACTTTGCTCTCAGAGGTCACTTTGTGAAGAAACTTCTTGTTGAAGGTCTTCAGTTTGGTAACAAAAAATTCCTAAACAAGGGAAGTTACTTTGGATCTGCTATATTTAATGATTCTTCCGAAGTGGTTATGAGGGATTGTCATCAAGAACAGCTTATCAAACATGCTCCTCGTTCATCTCTTGGTTTATCATGGCAAGCAGATATTACCATATCTGATTCTCTTTTTGCTAAATTCGAACTTCCAAGTACTTTTAATGCTGCAGGTGCCAATGCCAATTACCCTTGGATGACTTGGCCAGATAAGGCTTCAGGAGATGCTGACACGTATGGAAATAACAAGACATCTCCATTCCCAAAAATTAAGACTGGTGGAGAATTAGAAACTGCTGGAGTAACTGCAGGTCAAGGTGCCACAGTAAGAAACTTGTTGCTTGCAGCAATGGATGCTGTTCGTGTAAGTCAAAAACACGGTGATGATGTTTACATCCAATTGAATATTGGTGTAGGTGCAAACTTTGTACCTCTTACTAATGGTTCATTGATGGAGCGCGCTGAACAAGCTCCACGAACAACAAACTTGGTTGTTGCTCAACCTGTGAACAATGCTGATAATCGTCATATGTACCCTGATTCAGTTGCGTATGGTTTCCGTGCAGGTTCTACTGATGAAGGTGTTGGAAATCTTTCCAGAACTCGTGGTGGAACTGCTCAAGAAGTATATTTAATGGATTGTTCGTTTGAAGGTCAAAGTATGTCTATGATGGAAGCTGTATCTATGATGTCTCCTTCATTTGGTTTATTCAAAACTTTCAATGGTCAAGCTCTTCGACCTTTTGGATATTCAAACAGCAGAAATCCTGTTTCTGGTATTGCTGCTTCAAGTATGCACATCAGTCAAGCAAGTTTACAACAACTTTTTGGCAGTACTAAATTCGTGGCATCCAGTCCTTTTGCAGATTCTGATTTAGATACTGCTGCCATGGCATATGCTAACACTGATCAAACTGGATATACTAATACATATGCTGATGCTAAAGCCGTCAATGGATTGTACAAGGGTCATGATATTCTTGAATCATCTTTGGCCACTTTGACTGCTATTGGGCGATTAGCCAAGCATTTCACTGCAGCAGGACCGGCTGCAGTATTGTCTGGTCTTAACAATTCCAACATGGATATTGGTATTTTGGCCTGGAGATATAGTATGATGGAAGCCCTTGGTGCTAGCACAGCAAATCACATTGGTTTGAAGGGTGGTTATGCAGGAGATTTGACCGATAGAGTAAAGGCTCCTACAAATGTCTTGAATGATGGTGAAATCTATCCTTGGTTCAAGAGCAGTGCACGATCAAATGACATTACTTACGGTATTAAACGTATTTCTGGAACTTTTAACGGTGGTGCAGCTGTTACATACACTTTTGAGACTACTGATAGATTCATTGATTTCAAAGCTGGTGATGCAATTACTTTGACTGATGGTGCAACTCCAGTTTCTACTACTGTTGTTGCTATGGTTAGTGTTGCCGCACGTGAGCATCAACGTCAATTCACTATCTCTTCTACATCTGATTTGAGCACCACTACATACAATTCTGCAACTGTTACCGTCGGTACTCGTATTGATGGAACTCAAGCTAATACAATTGATATTAGCAAAGATGCTGATTTCTTTGCTGCTCTTGCTTTGGATTCTGTTAATTTCCTTCGTTCTACATTATCAGCTGGTTACCTTGCTTGTAAACTCCCTGAACCATCAAATAACTTGTACAAGTTTAAATTTGAATTGGTTGATGCTTCCAATGAATTTGGTGGTGTAAAAGCTAAGTTGGTAAAAGCTGTTTCTGAAGCAGCTGTTACTTATGGTGATTGTGCCACTTTATTAGGATTTGATGCTCTTGGATTGAACAAAATGGCTTCTGCTACTCCTGTAGAATACACATTTGTTGAAAATGTGGATGGTCAAAATCACGTACATAAGGGTCAATTCGGTATTAGATTTGATCAAATTACTGATTGTGCTGCTATTAGATGTCGTGTCAAGGACTTTGAAAGTGGAGGTTTTGTACCTGAAGTACGTTTGATTGCTGATAAGGCTACAGCTGAAGCTGTTGGTGTTACTGATCCACAAAGACCTGGGTCTCACGTAAACGATGCTTATGGTATTTCTGTCAATGGTGTAACTAATTGTTACATTGAAGACTTTGAAGCTTCTGGAATTGAAACTCTTGGTGATATTTATGGTATTAATGTACAAGGTGGATGTAAAAACGTTGAGATTGACAGTGTTGTTATTTCTGATATTCATGCTGGGCAAATTTATGCTGGTGAAGCTGCTTCTGATTCATTCAGCTTGTCTGGTAAGGTTGGAAGACACTACAATGTAGGTGCACAAAAGGCCATCGGAGTTAGAATTGCATCCAGTGTAAAAGATGCTAAGGTTAACAATGTAGTTGGTAGTAATATCGTGTCTGCTGCACCAGAATGTGCAAAAACGATTGTTAACGAAACTTTGTAAGAACATAAAAATTTAATAAAATACAACAACAATACAACAACAATACAAAAAACTGAATTTAAAAAAATGTATTATTAAACAATAATAATACATTATACAAATATTATTATGAGTACTACGGTAATTATAAGTTTAACGACAATACCAAACAGAATTAAGAACCTTGTTCCTGTATTGGATAGTTTAATAAATGGTAATGTGAAGCCAACGGAGATTTGGGTAAATGTACCAGAACAACACGCGTTTTCTAAACAGTATTATAGTGTTCCACATAATATAAAAACTTATATAAAGAAACATAAAGAAATAAAGATCAAAAAGACATATGATTATGGTCCTATTACGAAATTGATTCCAACTGTAGGATCTATTGATGATCCGGATACATTTATTGTGACTGTAGATGATGATCACGTGTATCCGGATACGTTTTTAGAAGGTTTGATTGAAGGTTATAAACAAAAAGAATGTCCATGTGGATATTCAGGAATATATGTCGACAGTTCTGTAATGGAAGAACGAGAACATCTTGTACAAGTTGATGTATTAGAAGGATATGCAGGGGTTATATATAAGAGAGGAGATTTTGATGAGAACTTCAAAGAATACGTTAATGAGTGTTTAAAAGATGGTTTGTTGAAATGGAATGATGATATTGTTGTTTCAAACTACATGGCTCTTTTAGAAAAAGGGTTGTATCACTTGAGTACAGAAACATGCAATCGTACAGAAATAATTAATAAAAAAACAAATAAGATTGACGAGTTGCGAAAGGACAAAGTATATACTGCACAACTCACAAACTCGTACTTGGTTTTATTAAGCAATATATGGAATGGAATTCACGTGAAAAAAAGAGAGATCATCATTGACAAAATTTTGGAACTGAACACTGATTTAGATATAAATCCAGATTGGCTTATTTCAGATAAAACATTCAGTAAGCCTTGTGATTATATATCATATATCGAAAGAATTGTTAGATTGAATGAAAAAATCGAAAATCAAACTATTCAAGTATTGGTCAATCATAATACGCAAAAGCAGAATGGCAAACTATTTGAGTTTTTTGAAAACACAAGGGGTTTAGATGTGAAACTAATCTGCTTAGGGGTAAATACAGAATTGCTCACAAAAGTGAAAGAAAAAACTGAGGAAATTGCGAAGAATAAGGATAAATTACAAGTAATTGATACTACACCACAAGAAGACACGACCCAAGAGCCAGGAGATCCTGATGTTAATGTATTGGTCTATTATGAGGACGTTGAAAAAACAAGTTTGACAAGAACACAATGGATACAAGATCAAAAAGATGATCAGATATTGATAATTGCACCTAATAACAGTGTATTTAGTAACTATACATTATTTGAATTAGTTGAAGCTTTCATGAATGTACAAGAGGATGTAAGAAAGAACACTGTATATGGTGGACAGACACAACAAACTGAGGAGTTGAATGATGTAGGTGACAAAGAGGTATCTGTATTACATATTGAAGGATTAATTGTTGGTTATGCGAAATCACTAAAAACAATTGAAGAGTCATTAGTTTTAAAAGACAGTGAAGTAACGAAAAGGTGTCTATTTTCTCGTTTTGTGAATAGGTATTTTGTATACAAATGTTGAATTAGATAGGATTTATAAAAAGAAGAATGAATATGATAATATAAACTATTAATTAATATTATCATATAGGAGATGTATTAAAAGACTGGTACAGATTTTAGGCGAAGAACAAACATTACAAGTACCCAAGGATTGTAGATACATAGAGAAAAATAAAAGTCTAAATGAAAATACAAATTTGGATATAGAATCGTATAATAATAATCTGACATATAATGCTCATAATTATATAAAAAGTATGGGTAGAATTTATTTTACATCTAAATTTTATAATATTATAACAAAATTATAAACGTAAGAGTGTGCGTTTAATTATGAACTGGATAAAATATTATAACAAAATTATAAACGTAAGGGTGTGCGTTTAATTATAAACTGGATAAAATATTATAACAAAATTATAAACGTAAGGGTGTGCGTTTAATTATAAACTAGATAAAATATTATAACAAAATTATAAACGTAAGGGTGTGCGTTTAATTATAAACTGGATAAAATGTATAATATTTATTGTACGAAATAAATATTATTTGAATAAATAATATTATATCATCGTAAATTAATGATAAATTAATTTCTATGTAATTATTATAAAAATGTCTTATAACGCGGATGCACAAGTCTTTGAAACACAAATCGTTGTGGCAAATACGACACAACCAGCTGGTGTAACAAGCGGATCTATCATAAACAAAGGTTCACTTAGTACACTTGATACGTATGTTACTGGTCATACAGTTATTAATAATGTTAAAATTACTCCCAATTTAAATGATATTATATATGAACAACAGGCTACATTAAATAACAATCAAAATTCATGGACTGATATAACAGATTTTTACTTTACTGATTCACTAGCTAATTCTTTTAGAGCATCAATTAACGTTACTGTTTCTGCTGAATTAGATAAATATGCTATTTGGGAATTAAATGGTTTGTATAAACCAACTGGTTGGGTTATTACATCTAGTTTTAGTGGTGACTTGACTGGAGTTCAATTCAGTATATATAATAAAAATGGTGGAATTGGTCAAATTCAATATCAAAATTCTAATATTACAGGTAACACTTACGTTAGATATAGAGCTAACACAACAGCACCTCCTGGATCTACACCATTAGGTATATCAACCGGTGTTATTAATAATACAGCTGGACCATTTATAGCAAATAATTTAGTATATGCGTCCAATTCAGATACCTTA